AGAATTGGTAAATAAGCAAAATATTGATATGTTTGTGTATACTGATGATAATGATATAAATCATAATGACATTCAATATTTTTCAGAAATCAATAAGAATAAAGTGTTAGGTATTACAAACGATTATGAAAAGCGATTGCACAAAAATTGTGGATTTATTGATTATGATACAGCATGTAGCGTAATAAATGATAATTTAAAAATTTTTGGAGAAAGGATAAAAAAAATAAAAATAGAAAAATTCAATCAAGATCAAATAAGCGACATTTATGATGCAAATAATATTTGCCACAAAATATTTATGAATAATACATATTCAGATGATGCGCGAAAAAGGGCATTAATGTGTCAATTTTATAAATTGTATAAATGTTTTGAATTATTAAGTGATTATGAGATTGAAAAAAAATTTAAATATGATATTGTATTGAAAAGTAGATTCGATATTATTATTTTTAATTTAAATAATTATGACATTTGTTCCTTGGATTTGTCCAGAAAAATATACACGAATGGGTATGAAAAATTTTGTGCTGATACATGGGCAATTGGTGACAGATTTATTATGGAAAAATATTGCAATTATTTTTTGAATATTTCTCAAAATATGGTTGACAACGTGTATTGTATATTTATCGGAACATGGATTATAACAAATAAAGAAAATATGGAAAAACAAAATAAAATATGTGAAAATGCATCTGACAGTGGCGAGTTTGGTTTAACATATTTAATAAAAAATATAAATGAGTATGATATTGATTATGGATTATGCGTTTCTGTTAAATGTTTTAAATTTTATGATGAGCATTTTTTTAATTATTTTAATAAAATAAATTAATATGATGATAAAAAGAATGCGTTAAATTTCATGAGAAAATCAACATAATTGTCAAAAATATTTATATTATGTGTATGTTCGTGTAGATAATTATTTATGCAAAGTACATTATCTTTGTACGTAAATCCTAAAATGTTATTGCTTGAATATGGTATTAATTCCGAAACCCCTCCATTGCCAATAAATACATTTAATTTGCTGTTGTTGAATAAATTAAATGTATTTAAAAGTGCATTAATTTCATTATTATTTCTGTCACTTTCTATTGTGAGATCTTTATAATTTGTTAATACACTAATTAAATCATCGTAAATCGAAAATGTTGTATGAATTTTATATTCCTTACAATCATTTATTGTTCTTTCTCCCAATAAAACAATTGTATATTTTTTTGATACTGATACTAGTAAATTTATCAAATTATCTTTAAAACTATCATACAATGCACGCTTAATTCCAAGTATTTTTGTTGATATTGTAATATAATCAGCATCTAACATAATTTTGCCAGCAGTCAGTGTTTTATAAATTTTAAATTTTATAGGAATATTATATTCGTGCGATAATGCAACGACACATTTATTTTCATAATTATTATTATGATCAGATTCGACAGATAAATTATCAAAATTATTAATGTAATTTATAAAAATAACATAATTATTATAATAGTCATCATTAGTTCCTCTAAAATCCTTTAATAATTTATAATCAATTGCAACATAAATATGTTTAAACATATTATTTATGAGCATATATTCGAAAATATAATAATATTTTAATATTATTGAAATGCCAAAATTTATTTTAATTTTTAAAACATCTTGCGCCATATAATTATGCTAAGCATATTTATCTAATAAAATAAACATATCTTCTATTCTATTGCTCATATCATTTCGCCATTTATCAAATAATTCATTATATTTATTGTGCGTTTTGATATGTTTGATTTGTTCTGGTATATTATCCTCGATATTTATTGGTGTATTTATAGGAATAGAAGAAAGAGCATATTCAACATATTTTTCCAACAAATTCGAAGACATAAAATTTATTGATTCTTGTTTTGTATAAAATGGAATATTTAATATTTTAATATTTTCACTTAATGTTCCTATATGATAATCAACATAATCAATACAATTTTTGCTTAAATTATTATGTTCGAATGTTTGAATTTCGATACTACCATTTGGAAGAAACGGAGTATTTGCTCTAGCAGTGCCGACGCCAACTATGCATAAACATGTTGTATTCATTAATTCTAATTGTTTTTTAAAGTCTATTTTTGTATAATCTATTAATAAAAAATTAAATTTATCATTGTATTTATTTTTCATAGTATTAAATATGGCATCAATTCCATTGTGTGGTCTCTTATTGATAATATAAATAATATTATTACATTTTTGCGATGATATCAAATTTCTTTTTATATTATATTTTGTATACATTCTATCAACGAACATTTCAACAGGATCGGTATTGTTTATTTTGCATCCTTTTTTTGTGCACAATGATTGTTTGTCAATATTCCCTATTCCTATATCTTGCAAACCCGTGATTAGCCATGGGATTATCAGTGGCGCGTCGTATTGTTTTGATAATAGATCAATAGTAAGTAACAATGATCCTGAAAATGTTTCAATAATATCCTTATGTGTTTTGACATGAATATCATCAATATTATCAAATGTTATCCATTTGAAATTTATATGTTGTGCGTGTTCAAAACAACAATGATACAATCCGTACCAACTTGGATACATAAAATCCCATAACAGATGGGCAATATTCCAATGAAACGAATGTATCAATAAAACGCCGATATCAAATAATTGAGGTTCACAATGAAATTGTATGGTATCAATATCCAATGGTGAAAATAGTATTTCTAATCTGTTATTGAGATGACTTTTTTGAATATTTTCTTTTTTTGTGTAAAAGTTTCCTTTGTAAAAAATAATATTTTTGTAATGTGTTATTTTCATATAAATATTTATACATAAATATATAAATTTGTATGAAAATAGCAATAATTATAGTTGGAATTTTCGAATATGATGAAAAAATTTTAAATAGTGCTAAAAATTGCTATTTGTTAGATGCGGAAAATACTGATATATTTATATATAATAATAATACTTTCGAGAACAACGAAAAATTAAAAAAATATTTTAATGATAATAATTGCAATGTCGCGACAATTAATTCTAAACAATATTGTACCGATGTTATTGATGTTCCAAAAAATATAACGAAAAAAGCAACAAATGATGATAATATTAAATTAAACTGGAAAAAATTTAAAATTAGTTGTAAAAAGAAAAATATTTTTGAAAATAAAAATATTTCAAATCATGTTCCATTTAAATCTGAAAAGTTCTTTGATAATATACATATTTGCTCAAGAGAACAATATGAACAAATATATTTAGCATTAAATAAAATAGATGAATATGAGAAACAAAATGGAAAAAATTATGATTATATAATGAAGATAAGATTGGATTTTTATTTAAAAAATAATTATTTTAGTCCGTTGCATTATTTTAATGATAAAAATGACATATTGTTTAAATCATATAATAATATAAAATATTTATATGAAAAAATAAATGAGGATGATGCATATCATCAAACGGAATTTAGAATTAATAATTATCTGTACTGGAGAACATCGAAATATTTGGGTGGACAATATTTATTGAATAAACATTCGTATGAAAAAATAATAAATGAAATAAATAATAAAAATAGAGATAGATTCAATGAGATAATAAAAAATGAATTTGTAATTACAATAAATGATGCATGCTTTTTTTCATCGGCGCAAAATTTTAAAATAATAATAAAATCGCTGTGCGAACGTTATGGAGAATTTTATAGTGATGAATCATTGTTTTGGTGGACACCTGAATGTCAATTTTTATTATCGATAATTTCGAATGGTATAAGTTATTTTGATTATTTACAAAATGATAATTATTATAATGGAATTGAAATGTGGTTTAATAATTATCATGGAACTGAAAAATATATAAATCAATAAGAATATGGCATTAAATTTCGTTTAATCCATTGGCAATGTCAACATTAAATTTAAATTTTAAATATTTTTGTGTGTGGTCAATATTTGCATAACTTTTATCAATATCACCTTTTCTTTTTTCTCTAAATTCAACATTTAATTCAGAATTATATATATTTTTTAGTGTTTTCCATAATTCAAAAATGGTTATTTGATTTCCTGTTCCAATATTAAAAACATTTCCAAAACATTCATTGTTTTGGGTTACCAATGCTAAATAATTAGCTTGGGCAATATCAGTAACATAAATAAAATCTCGCACAGCTAGTCCATTGCCAAAAATTATTGGCAAATTATTATTTTGTATACAATCAACAAATTTACATATAACACCAGCATAAGGGCTTTTTGCATTTTGTCTTGGACCATATACATTAAAATATCTCAGTCCAATACATTCCATGCCATATAATTTGGTATACATATTTGCATATAATTCATTTGTATACTTGTGCAATCCATACGGCGATTGAATATCGCCAATTTCATTTTCTTTTGCATTTTCACATTTATCACCATACACTGCAGCTGATGATGCATAAACAAAGCGCTTGATATTATTATTTTTTGCACAGTTTAATACATTTAAAAATCCATTTACATTGACATTGTATGTTGTTATTGGATCATCAACACTTTGTGTGACTGAAACTATGGCTGCTTGATGACATATTGCATCAATATTTTTACATGCTTTATCGACAGCCACTGAATCTTGAATGTCACCAAGAACGAACTCAAAATTTGCTGAATTCGCATGTCTCGACAAATTATTAATAAATCCAGATGATAAATTGTCATATACACGTACAAAATAATTATGTTCCAAAAGAAGATCGACAATGTGTGATCCTATAAATCCACATCCACCAATAACTAAAACTTTCATAATTTATTATATAAACACATTATAAATTATATTATTTGCGCTCATTGTATAGTTTTTATATTATTGAAATATTTGTCCCAAAATATTGTGTTATATTTGACCAAATTATTATGTATATTTAATGTTGTATCATGTATTAGTGTATCATATGTAGTTCCAATTCGAAAATAAGGAACCATCGTATAATATGTATTGACATGATGGTATACATAATGATCTGCTTCTGTTAAATTTGCCGTCAGTTTCAATATTTTTTTTATAGCATCGCGTTTAATAATATATGCACTGGCATTCCATTTATATCCTTTAATTAATTTTTGTTGTATACATTGTGTATTCGCAAAATATTTTTTTTTAATTTCCAACAATTCGTTCGCATTCAATGTTGTTACTAATTGAATAATATCGGCATCATTATTGTCAAATAATTTTTTGATGTAAATAGTGTGATATTGTAAATATCGAAAATCACAATCATCCTCCATAATAATCCCATATTCATTATTATCATTATAACATTGTTGCAATGCTTTAATATGTGATAGTGTGCATGCTATTTCTAAAATATTTAATTTTATTGGTATAATTGAATGCATAAAATTGTATTGTAATGGATCCAAATTTTTACCGTCGATAGCTTCAATTCTATGTATATTATTAATATTGTATTGTTTAAATTGTGATTCCATGAATTCTCTTCTATCAATACATCTATTTAAATTAATCCAATAGATTGGTATATTGTGCAAAATTTCCATATATATTTTACTTATATTTTTGTTTATGGCTTGCGCGCAAGCCATAAACAAAAATATAAGTAAAATATATATGGAAATTTTGCATATTGTATCAGTAATATCGAATCCTTGTGAATACAAAGTTAGATGGCAATTAATGAATGATTTCATTGAAAGAATAGACAAGGAAAAAAGGGAAAATGTCATTGTATACATTGTTGAAATGGCATATGGAGATCAGAATTTTAAAATAACAAATTCAAACAACAAAACTCATTTGCAATTACGATGTAAACATCCTTTGTGGCACAAAGAAAATATGATTAATTTAGGGGTAAAGCATTTATTACCAAGTGACTGGAAATATATGGCATGGATTGATGGTGATATTGAATTTTTAAATAAAAATTGGGTAAATGAAACAATTGAAGAATTGCAAAATAATGATATTGTTCAATTATTTGAAACATGTGATGATTTGGATAATAAAAATATACCAATGCAAATTCATAAAAGTTTTGGAGAACAATGGAAAAGGGACATTAAATATCAAAAAGCTCTGCAAAAAAATTTGGTATATCCAGAGCATTTTGGATATGCATGGGCATGCACTCATGATTTTTACGGTAAAATAGGAGGGATTTATGACAGATCCATAATTGGATATGGTGATCGCATCATGGCTCATGGTATAATTCAATCTGCACAAAAAATGTATAGAAATGAATTAGTGAGCGCGAATAATGATACTGCTGAATATATGAAAAAGTTTGCTGGTGTAAAATTTGGATATGTGAAAGGAAAAATTTTGCATTATTTTCATGGAAAAAAAGAAAATAGACAATACGATAAAAGAGGTGCGTTAATGCTAAAACATAACTTTGATCCATGTGCACAATTATGTTATGATGAAAATGGTGTAATTGTTCCGACTAAAAATATGGATACGCTTTTTTTAGTAGAATTAATAAATTTTTTTAAACAACGAAAGGAAGACGAATAATTTAAACTGCTGAACCGTATGGAGTTGGATGTAAAGCTGTGTCAATCAATGAATTCGAAAATACAGCGCTTGTTAAACCAACACCCCCATTTGAAGATGTGCCTGCTAAAACTGCGTTGCCTGAAGGAACGGTGGTTGATGATCCTGTTCCGGTTATAATACGGATAGAATTTCCCGATGTATTTTGAATTACAATAGCTTCAAATGCTACTGGCAATCCTGTTGTAGATGCTGCGGCCATCAATTCTGCTATGGAATATGATCCAGAACCTCCTGTTATGATAAGTTTTCCTGCTGTTACGACTGTTACCATTGCTGATGATGCCTGCGATGATACACGTCTTGACCCTGTAACTGACAATGAGACTGCTAGTGTCATTAATATTATATATTATATTCGGAAAAAAATTATTGCGATAAATTTTATTCCGCGAAAACCAAATAATTAGAAACATTAAATTCTATATTTAATTCATTTGTCAAACTCAAATTGTATTTTTCTATATCCTGATAATTATTTTTTTTATCATTAAATAAAACAACAGAGTTCAAACATGATATATTTCTCATATTATAATTCATGGCATGCACAAACAAATGATTAATGAGTTTGTTCACATTTTTTTCATTAAAAAAATAAAATTCATCAAAAACTAATTCGTCTGACAATGGAACGGTAAATAAAAAAGCATGATGATGCAAAGCGTTATAGAATGTCACGCGCGTTTCTTCCGCAAAGTCATCACACATACTAAAGTTTTTGCTAGCAAACAAACAATTTTCATTATTTTGTGTATTTTCATCGCCAATATATTTATATTTGGATGATAAACATAAAGCTTCGTTTGGTGACAATACAATATTGTTCCATTCATCAGAATCACCAATTTGATAATTTCCATTGCATAATAAAACAATATCTCCGCTTGGTACATTGTTATTGATATAATTTAATATATCACACATTTGCGGATTTTTGTTAAATATATGTTCCTTGTATTTTTCATTTGTTTTAATTTCATTTGGAATTTCTGTGTTTTCGGCGAAATGTTTTTCCATCAAATTGTGAATATTTTTTACGCATTTTTTTTCCAAATTTGATTTGAACGCATTAATTGATAATTCATTTCCTTTATCATTAAAATGTTTCTTAACTATTTTTATAATTTGTCTTTTCAATTCATCATCATAATTGTCAATATCGCTTAATTTTTCAAAAACATTGCGATGTACTACATTAAATGATGTAACAATGTGAAGCATATAATATATATTAAGAATTTATATTAAATTAAACGCAGAAAAAACGCACTATTTGATCAAATCAACAATCCTGACATATGTTATTAAATATCCCTTGCAACAAATTTTATCGCACAACTCCAAAACCAAATCAGCACGTTTTTTTCTAAAATTTTCATTATTATCCAGTGCTCCAGAAGAAATCATGTCATAATTTATTTTTAATTCTGAGCAAATATCCTTCATTTTATCTTCATAAATAATTTGTTTATGACCCAATTCCGCACCACATGTTGGACAAATTGTATAACTCATTATAATTACGATTATATATTATTTTTTATGTATAATATATAAAAATTTTTCAATTTTTATTTTTATTGTTGTAAACAATATCAATTATTTTTTGAATGTTATCTTTTGGCAATTCATTTTCAATTTCAACAATATTTCCAACAAATAGATTGACAAATGATAGTTTTATTTTATGCGTATCTTCCTTGCTAACTAATATTTTTTTGTTAAACACTGATAAAATTGTTTGTTCAATGATATGTTTCAATGAAATATCTGAATTACATTTTAAATTATATATATTATTGTCATTATCAATAAAATCTATAATTCCCGTTAATTGGTATTCATCATCATTAACGAATATATTATGCTTGTGCGCATGTATTTTATTATTTTCAACAAAATCATATATATTGTCAAACATTGAATCGAAAACATCAAAAATATATCTAAATTTTTTTCCATTATTTTTCGCGTGGAAATAGTGTTGTGTTTCCAATGAATAAATGTATACAACGATATCAAATAAATATTTTTTGATTTTATCAGGATCGCGACATTCTAAGAAGTTATTGTATACGTTTTTTAAATCATTCAATTGTGATAATATAAAAGATTTAAAATAACAATCGGGAGCTATTAAAAAACTTGATAAATCTTTGGATCTATCGAAATTTGCCTCTATTATTTTTACAAATTCTGGTTCGTATTCATCTATTTCCTCATCAAATTTTTCCCACGACAAATCATATCTATTAAAATAATACCAATCAAGTACATATTTGGGTAATTTTGCAGTTATGATGTCTAAATTAATTATATTTTCAATATCTGTATACTTTTTATGAGGCAAATTATTTTTGATATTTGAAAATGCAATAAATAATTCCTTCGTATACTTTGATAAAAACATAGTGGAATTATATTTTGAATAATCATCATTGTTATATATTTTTATTATTTTCTTTTTTATAGTACTGTTTTCAACACCGTAGCCACATAAGACGCCAAGGTCATATAGATCTTTCTCTGATATATTGTCCAATATTCTAGATATACGTTTTTCGTCGACTGATATGATTTTTTCTTCTATTTTTTCAAATTCAAAATATTTTTTATAACGTTCATCCTTAATATAATTATTTTTGGGTATCATTGAAAACCATGGATTAAATTTAAAAACATGTCTGTTTTGTTTTTTATTAAAATAACATTTTGAAAAAATAAATAAATTTGTTATTGCTCTTGAACAAGCAACATATAACAAATATTGATCATGTTTATGTTTCTCTTCTGTGAAATTACGTTTATTGATTAAACATATTTCAGCATCCAAAATAATCGTATATTTCCACTCTAATCCTTTTGATCCCATATATGTAAGTATATTAATATGTCCTTTTTCTGGTGTGTATTGTATGTTATTTGATATTTCATCTGTTGTTTCTTCATAAAATTGTTTGAATTTTATATTATTTTTGTATAAGACATTACTTATTAAACACAATCCATCAGATCCACCATTTGAGCGCATTTTACCGCGTGTTGGCGATAAAATTGCGAATTCTGATAAATCAATACCGGCAGATATGGCTTTTTTTAATAAATTAATAATATTCAATTCTAAATCATCCTCATCAGAATAAAAAACAGCAACAGGTAAATTATTTGTTTTTCCCAATTTACAATTGATATTTGTATCTTGTTCTGGACGTAGGTATTTTGAGAAATTAACGATTTCTTTGTGCGATCTAAAATTATTGGTAAGATAAAATTTCTTTGCATTGAATTCAATTAAATATTTATCACTGGATCCTCTGAATTGAAAAATGTTTTGGTTTGGGTCACCAATTAGATGAATTGTTGTTTTATTTTTTTCATTCAATAACATTAAAATACGATATTGCGTATAATTCAAATCTTGAGCTTCATCAACAAAAATTGCCTTGATGTTTTTTAAGTTTTTATTTGATCTTATTTTTTTTGATGATGATTCTTCAAGATATATCATAAATGTATATGATAAAATAGAAACATCAATTTCATTGTTTGGATCAATAATAGTTTTTGCAAAACTATCAATTGTTTTTATACAATCCAATGAAATTGTTTGTATATTATATTTTTTAATTCTGTTTATAAAATCGTCTCGTGTAAAACGGGAAAATGTTAGCATTAAAATTTCGTTTTCTTTAAATATTTTTTCTGATATCAAATATTCAAGCTTTTTTATTATTGTGTGAGTTTTACCAGAACCAGCCGTAGCCAGTAATTTTGTGCATACATTGTCCTTAAAATAAACATATGCAGATTGTTCATCCGTTAACATTATTATTTTATAATATAAATAAATGATTCATTATCCCGCATGCATGATAGTGAATCATTTATATTATGAAATAATTCAAATATAAATTAAAAATAATCATAGAACAATAACTGTACAAAATATGACATTTGGTACTCAAGCAGCGACAGGTTCGGCAGTGGATGGTATGATTGGAGATAAATTGTATGATTATGTAAAATCAAAAAATAAAAGCTATGGAATAATAAATGATTCAAATACTGGACATTTGGGTATGGCATGGAAAAACGGGCGATTATATTCAACATGGCTAAGTGTAAATGTAGCATCAAATGATCATTATGGGCATACTCCGTATGCTTAATAATAATTTTTGCGTTCAAAATATATAAAAATATATAGTTGTATATTTTTAATGTCAGAACAAAAACCCATAGTTAAACTCGATTACAAGGGTGAATCCAATACAATTCCTATAAAAAAATTTATGCTAACTGATATGGTCGATCATGCATCTATTATGATGGTAGCAAAACGTGCATCAGGGAAAAGTTGGGTAGTTAGAGCAATATTGCATCATTATTCAAAAAAAATACCAGTTGGGGTTGTTATAGCACCAACAGACCGAATGAATAAATTTTATAGTAGCTTTGTGCCCGATACATATGTTCATTATGAATTTAATGGTGAATTGGTCAAACGTATACTTCAAAGACAAGTATTTATTATAGAAAAGGCAAAAGAGAGAGCTAAAAGAGGGAAAAAAACAAATTGCAAAGCATTTATTGTTATGGATGATTGTTTGGCGGACAAGGGCAATTGGGCAAAAGACAAAATGATATCGGAACTATTATTCAATGGTAGGCATTATGAAATTATGTATATATTAACAATGCAATATCCATTGGGTATTAAGCCAGAATTGCGCGTGAATTTTGATTATATATTTTTATTGGCTGATGATACATATACAATTCAAAAACGTTTATTTGAGCATTATGCCGGTATGTTTCCTAATTTCGAAGCATTTAGGCAAGTATTTTCTCAATTAACCGCAGATTATGGATGTATGGTAATTATTAATCGTGGAATTCGCAACAACTTTTTGGATAAAGTTATGTATTACAAGGCACCTGATTTTTCAAATGTGACAACAAAATTGGGAGGATCACAATATAAAAAATTTGACACAGACAATTATGATCCAAAATGGATTCTGAAAAATAATATGATAAGCAGTGGATGTATTGAAGACAAATTTGATAAAAAAAAAATAGCAAACAAAAAACTTGTCGTAAAAAAAATGCATCATGATGAATGATGTATAATAAAAAAATACTATGCTTGACTGATAAAATATTTATTTATTTCTGCTTGTTTTTTTCTATCAAAATTAGCAGAACTTATTACCCATGTTGACTGATCAGCAAACATATTCCCAAATATATCACTAACGCTTGATTCTTCATTTTGTGTTTGTTCTAATGATTTATCTATATATTTATATTCAACGCGTGGTTTTATTTCATTATAATTTGTAAACAAATTTATAATTATCAACATAATACCAAGGAACAATATTGATAACAATATTATTTTTCTGGAAGCCATCCTATAAAAATATTTTTGATTTTATTTTTTTAATTCATTATATTGTTCCTTCATTTTTTCAAATTGTGCAACAATATTTTTATCATTATTTTCCGATGCTGATAATGATGTTGTTTGTTGTGCATATCTGGCATTTTGTTGTTTTATTTGTTGCTTTTTATCTTCTAATTTTTTATGCAAATTATTCATCAATGTTGATCTATCTCTGTTTAAATTTTCGAATTTATTTATTTTTTGTGGTTTTTGTTCTTGTTGCTCTTTTGTTTGTTTTATTTCTTCTATTTTTTTATCAAGGCGATTCATGACATCATCTTTAACAACTGATTTAATTTCTTGTAATTTTGTGTCATTTGTTGCGTCTTTTTCGTTTTCTGTTTCTGATTTATTATTTGTTTCATTGATCTTGTGTTGTCGAGCCATTTCAACCATATCATTTTCAACACGTTTTTCATGTTTTTTTGCATTTTGTTCAAGGCGTTTTTTATAACGTCCAGCCAATTCATTTAAAACTTTAAAAGCATTATTTTGTTCTTCTGGTGTAAATACAGCATTATTTTTTCCTGAAGCATAATATTTATGTGACGGTAAAAACAATGTCCATTTTCCAACAGGAACCGCAAAACGCCTAAATCGTGAATCAATTGAGTCCAATTTTTTTCCTGCTTTGTCTGCTTCGAGTAAACTCTTGTATACACCACTCACCTTGACATAATAAGCTTTGGCGTTTTCAACATATTCGGGAGCAATATATGATACCAAAGCATATTCTTGTCCTTGAATTGGTGGATCTTCATCCAAATAA